ACGCCCATGATGCTTCAGTATGTTGCGGGCTTTCAGTGTAAGGCAGTGTAGATCAGTGTTTGCGCGGGTTTTTCGGGCTGGCCGCTGATTCGTCAAAACGGCAGAATGGGGTATTTTTAGGCGGCATTTTGCCCCATTTTTGCCCCAAGGGGTTGGGCCGGGACACGGCAAATCTCAGGATGGCAGGATTTGAACCTGATTTTTAGGGATGGCTCGACATGCAGCCCCATAAAAATCAGTAGTTTGGTGTCGTAGCGTGTCGTAAGATTGATGCGTTTGGGACAAAAAGTGGGACACAGCTAACGGAGCTATCATGAATATCGAAACCATCTACGAAGAGTCGCCAGAGGAAAGGTGTCTTTTAGAGGAACTCGAGCGCCTGAAAGTGGAATACAGTCAGGCGGCGGCGCCTATCCTTGATCGCTTATGTCACCTCCGCTCACTTCGTATGCCGATGTACCGGATATCTGCCGCCGATGCCCGGCACCTTGGGCTGCCTTTAGCTTCGGGCGACGGGCCATAACCACAGACACCCAGCAAGCCACCAGGAACAGCGCGTTGCCCAGGAGGGCGCGAAGGTGGTGGAGCTTGAATCGATGACGTTTCATTTAGGACTATTACTCTCTCCACCGGCCCTCAGCGTACAGCATCACATCCACTGTGCCATCGACGTTCCTTCTTAGCTTGCACTGCGTCTCGTTTTGCAGAGATGAGAACCAGGGGACAATTAGGTTATCTCGGTCACCATTGGCTCCAAAGCACCCGTAAATGTATTCATTATTGATGAATGCAGCCGGAAGGGTCCAAGTTGCCTCTCCGCTGGAGAATGTGAGCGTTATTTTCGCACGACACGTCATTGTCCCGTCTGGGTGCTTTGTCCATTCGCCATTTGCATTGCTACCGCTACGAACGAAATTTTCGCCCTGGCGTGTGACAATGACTGTGCCGCTGTCTTCAACCAAAGTCTGTGAAGCGGAGTCGAGAAGACTTACAGCATCAGACGCAACATTCAGTATTTCAATGCGCCTGATTTCATCGTTTTCCGTATCACGGATTGATATATCAGTAGGAAGCGTGCTTCCGCCAGCCGCTGTTCTTTCGATTGTTACATCTAGCAGACTTATATTGCCAAGCGGTTTACCAATACACTCCCCAGATAGCGTTAATAGGTTGATTGGCGCCCCGTCAATAGCTCCTTGGTCGTTTTCGTTTGCGTCCTCGATATAAACGTGGTCAGCAGAAATCCAGGGGCCTCCCGAATAATGCCGACGGATTAACAAAGCACTGTTGCCAGATCGATAAGACTTTATGCTACCGAACGAAATCTTGCCGCCCGGGGCGCTGGTCGATGACAGGTCGGTTCTTAGGGTGTCGAGAGAGTCATAATCAACAAGGTTGTCGATTCTGATGTCAACAGGATCAGATGAGTCTCGCAGTTGGCGCAATGCGATACCAATTCCACCAAGAGTATTGCGGGTGACGACTGTTTTGATATGAACACCCTGGATGCGCTGCGATGAATTATTAGGCTCAAAATCTATGCCATACGAAGGGTCTGTGCCGCTAATGTCGGAGATGATTACAGTATCCGCGGTTAAACGGTCACAATGAATCACGCTGATACCCTGGCGCCGACAATCTGAGATTTTCGCTACGCCAGTTATATCCAGAGACCCCGGATTATTTGGCGCATCTGCACCCATATAGATGGCATCGCCCCATGCTCCAGACAGGGTGGGGTTTGATATCTCAATATCGGTTGACGAGTACATACCGATAAGCATGCCGGATTCGCCCGTCGCACCTAAGTGCTCGTCTTTTTCGCCAACAATAACTGGATCAACAAGCCTAACGCCTGACCTACCATTCATGTAGACACCGAAATATGTGTCGAGGTCATTGGGCAGGATCTTTATGCTCCCGCCGTTACGCCAAACGATGTTATGACCGCTGCGCGGGACAATGCCGATGCCACTAGCTTGGTCTTGTAGGTCAATCTCGAATTGCCCGCCCTCAATAATGAATGGGCTGCCGACATTTACACCATTTTGAAGAACCTGTAACTGGTCGCCGTTTCCAGGAAGAGCGCCACTCGAGAAAGCGTCGACATCTTCATTCGAAGATTTCACGAAACAACCGGCACCACCGACGTCAGTTTCTCCTGTGCCGGCGTGGAAGCTTGCCGTTTTCTCGCTGACGGTTGAGCCTGGCTGAAGCGTAACTGAGGGCACAGTCGGGCTAATGATAGTTATTCCGTTGTGCTCTGCCTTCGATCTAGATGACTCCCAATAGAAATAGCCGCCCCCCCTGCTTGAATTAGGGTGATAACTGCGAACCAGAATGATTGGGTTGGCTGACGGGTCGGCGCCAAATAGATCATGAACAGAATCAACCCCCTCCAGATCATCACGAGGAACAACGGCAAAGTTTATCCCGGTGACCCCTATAGAGATTGGGTCTGGAGTGATGACGCGGAACTGTTTGCCGGTGCTGGCCACGCTTACCAGCGTTCCTTGCGTTACATCGCGTCGCCCGTCAAAGTCTCGAGCGCGATACCAATCACTGGTGTCGGCAATATAGATGCCATTATCCGCGGCATCTGTCTGGTCCTTCACGAGGATTCGGTCGCCAGTAACCAAGTCTGTTGCCCAATTACCCCCGGCCTGTACACCAAGCCCTGCGCGAGTGATATTACCTGTGGTGTAGTCCTTCACTGGCGCTTTCATGGCGACAGAGGTGGAAAGGCCCTGGATGCGATCAGTCACAGTCGAAGACATGCGGTTACCTCAAGATTGGCAATAAAAAACCCCGCACTTGGCGGGGTTTGTTTGGGTCTACTGGGTAGTTAGCGTTCGTCGGCAGGCCGGCTGAACATGATGCCTTTGGCGAACTCGGCCGGATTCTCTGGGCGCTCGTTACCCTCCATGAGATCGAAGAGATATTCCCCGGTGATCCAGGCTTGGCGCCCTGGCAGGTGCCCCCAGTAGCTCGTCGCGAGGACGGCGGACTTAACGTCGGTGCGCTTAAGCTCTTCGCCGGTCATCGCTTTGTACGGGATCTGCAGCGCCCTGGCTGTCTGATCCAGACCGTCGTAGGCTGGTGAAGCATTGAAGCCGTATGGCGTCAGGACGGCGTTCGCCACATCACGCAGGCCGATCATGGTGGACAGCGGATAGAGCATGCCCTGACGTGCCGCCCACTGCGCCCATTCTTCATCATCATTCGGGCCGCGACCGGCGACTAACTCACCAAGAATTGCCGGGGCCAGCCATAGCAGTGCCATGCTCGCAGCGAACTGAGGCACGTTGATATTGCCCAGTGACAGGTCCTGACGACGGCGGCGCAGGAGGTTGAACAGCGCCGAGAAGTAGGAATAGAACATGGTAAACGCCCGGAAGGCTTCGTTGCCGCGCTGAATCCTGGCCAGATCCTTCACCGCACCAGAAGACTGGGACTCGCGCACAGCCTGGTCGGCGTAGTCGATGGCGCCGGCTTCGTCACCTTTGGCGATATTCTCTACGCCCCCCTCCATGGCCTTGCGGTAGGCGCCAAGCCAAGTTGGGACGGACACGCTCATATCCAGCATGCCAGTCATCCAGAAGAAGGACTGTCGCACCTGATCCATTTTTCCTTCACGCTCGAGCTTGCGGGCATAATCCCGCACGTCCCGATCGAAGGTACGCTGACGATTCTTCATGGCCTCGGAGCGCTCGAAGACGAAATCGACTTGCTTCTTCATCTTCGTGGGCGACCCAAAGAAATCACGCAGGCCTTTCCATGCGTACTTGGCCCCGATCTGGTCCACCGATTGCAGGTAGCCCAGCGGCTGGACGATGGCCGTGGTGAACTTCCACCCCATATTAACGATGGTGCCGCCGGCGCGCATATGGCTGATGACGCGCTCCCAGGGCAGCGTCGGCAACTTGGTGTCATTGGCAATGGCCTGCAGCCATGGGCGTAGTTGGCGGTAGGCCTCGCGGCCGGCAGAGCCTTCGATAGCATGGCGAACACGCACGTTACCCAGGAGGCGATCGACATCGATAATGGCCTTCCGGTGCGTCAGGTCGTGGATCACCTGGTAGATGTGCTCGCCCAGCACAGCCATATCCAGGCGCACGGATTGCCCTGCACTACCGACACGCTCGACGGTGTGGCCTTTCTTGGTGGCCGGACGCAGGAAGTTGTTCTCGAATAGATCCTGGGTATTTACGCCCTCGTCCCTGCGGAACTGCAGGAAGCTGCGGCGCGGGTCGTATTTCAGTGGGTAGTAGCCGCCTTTAAAAGTGCCGTGACGTGTCTGGATAGGCGCTGATTCGACTTTCTCCGGCGCCACGCCGACAAGGTCCTTTTGCAGTTGGGCGATCTGCGGCCAGAAACTGTCAACTAGGTCCCAGATGCTCTGCACCATTTGCCACTCGTCCTGAGACAGGCGGTTGAGCACTGACATGACCTGCTCATCAGTCCAGTCATAGCCGCGGCGTACGGCCTCCCGGTTGCCCTCGTTGCCCCAGTTCAACGCCAGGGCGATCATGTTGGACTTGGTCATTGACACGCCGACTTCGGGCAGGTACTGCTTCTGCGTGAACCAGTGGGCGCGCTGCTCTTCCTTGAACGGCTTCATGATTTCGGTCAGCTTCTCCATGGTCTCGCCGGTCATGCGGTTCTCTGCATTCTCGGCATCAGCCATTGGCTTAAACAGTGCTTGCCAGACAGGGCCCATCGACTTGTTACCGTCCAAGTACTCGAAGATGAACTCAGGCTTGGCGTGGGCGGCCACGTACTGGTCACCCCAGTCTTTCAATTGCGACAACTTCCCACGGACGAACTGGGGCGGCTCGCGCTTGATCTCGTGGCTGGCCTCAATGCTCGATACAATATCATCGACCGTTTCGGCGAACTCGCGCTTATACTGGGAGGACAGCAGTTTATTCTTGGTCCGGGCTAGGTGCTCGATCGACTGGATGGCGTCACGGATGCCGACCAGCTCTTCGAAGGGCACCTCCTTGTAGTTCACTCGCTCAGCCTGTCGCATGACGGACTCGGGGATAGCTGGATCAAGCCCGTTCTCGGACTGCTCCTGTGCCCAGGCTTCCAATGAACGACGGCGCTGAATCTGGCGCAGCGAGACGCGGCGGAATTCGTACTGGTCAATCAGTGCGTCGATCTGCTCCAAGTACTCACCACCGGCCTTGCCGATACGTTGGCGGGTCGCTTTCTTGTCGAACCTGCGCACGTACTCAAGGATGCTTTCGGATTCATCGCGGGCTTTCACGGCCTCACGGTAGAGGTAGTGGTTCAGTAACTGGCGCTGCTTGGCGTCGAATGCCACGTCGAAATCACTGTTGGTTGCTGCCTCAAAGGCTTCACGCGCTGCACGGGATTCGGCCCGGCGATACAGGTCTGGACGGATGTCATTTACTCTCTGCCCGTTCACCAGGCGCACAGCAGCCTCGCGCATGACGCGAGCCGGTGTCATCGGGTTACGGGAGAACCGGGACTTGCCGTGAAGCTTCTTCAGCTCCAGTAGCATGCGCTCTGCCGCCTTGTCGTTATGCACAGCAGCAATTGCGGCTTCGGCCGCCTCACCGGTCAGGTTAATGTCCGGGTAGCGCTCACGCATGATTTGGGTGGCACGTTCCTCGACAACCTCTCGCATGGGGCGGCTGGCAACCAACGTCTGCACCAATTCGTCGCCAGAGCTGAAGCCGTAGATGTCGGCCATGACCTGCGGGTCGATGCCACCTTCGCGGGAATAGAGGTAGGGGCCACTGTGTTGTTTGTTGCCGGGGCCGGGTAGTTGCTTGAGGAAGGCTTCGCCGTACTGCGCCACCAGGATTCCACGGCTAAGTTTGACGGCGTTGAGGCTATCCGGCAGCGATGTGCCATCAGGCTGTTTGCCATGCTGGAGATGCGCCAGAACCTGATAAGTCGGGTCGTTATTGAGCGACTGGCGAACCTCATCGCGCACACGCTCCAACTCGTCCTTGTACCACTTCTCGTTGGTTTTGCGCAGATCCTTCATCTGGCGCGTGGTCAGTTCAGCGGTCGCTGCTTCCTTGGCATCAGCCACGACGTCACGGTATTGGGCGCGTTCCTGCTCGGTCCACTCCATGGCTGCGATGTCGCCCAGGGTATCGGTCATGCTGGCGCCTTCCCGGGCGCGCTCGATATCCTCGTCAGTGGCCAGAATGCGGTCCATGACGTTACGAACTTCATCAGTCAGGTCGACATCGAGGGCGCGCAGGCGCTTGTAGATCGCCAGCAGCCATGCGCGGAAGCGAGCAAAGACAGATTGCAATTCAGGCGTCGGGGCCTTGCCTTCCATTAGGTAGGCCTCGAATCCGCGGGCAAACTGTTCGTGCTGCTCGGTGCCGATCTGCTCACGGGATTCCACGCCGAACCAGTCCAGCAAAGCCTGATACTGACCCTGCACCCGCTGACTGGCACCTTCGGCCTGCGCCAGGTCACCCAGGACCTCAAGGAAGAAATGGCCAGATTCGTGCAGGAAGGTGGAGAGGTCGGCGTTCGCCAGCAACTCGATATTGAAGTTGCGGTTGGCGCGGTCGATACGGATCACGCCGCGCTTGCCGCCGACGTCCTGATTGAACGACTCGGTGGCGCCGGTTATGACCTGATCTGGCTCAAAGGCAATGGCATGGATGGGGCCGTCGACATCGGTGTAATCGAACACGATACCGTCATAGCCTTCTGATTTTAGTTGCTCACGGAGTGCGGCGGCGTCTTCGGCGGAATTGAATTCTGGGATGCTGTCGGACGAGTAGACGCGCGGGTTGCGGATATCGGCATAGTATTCTGAGACATTGCCGTAACGGCCGGCGTCAGAGCGGTCAGAGGTAAACCAGACGCCTAGAGCAGCAGAGGGGTTCTGCGTGGCAAAGCCAAGGGACTCGGGCTGGAAGTCACTGCCGGTCAGTTGCCGGCTTGATCCCCGGTAGAGCGGCGCTGGCTGGCCGTCGTTTCCACGGAAGCTTGTTGCCTCGCGCCAGGACTGGTCAACTTCCCTTCCGCCAACAGTTCTGAAAGTGACTTGCTGTTCCGGGCTTTGTCGACGTTGATACTGGTCGAGGATGCGTCTGATTTCTTCACTGTCGGTGACCTCGTCTACCTGCATTTCGTCCTGAGACAATACGGTATCGGCGTTCGTTTCGCCAGTGCCATAGACCACGCGGCCGAGCTCGGCGCGCGCTGTGGCGTTGTCGGTGGACTGCAGGTCAATGCCCAGGCGGTCCAGTTCTGCCTGAAGTGAGGCAATATCGGCGGCAGTCTGGCGCAAGTTGGCGTCTTCAGTGTCTGGACCAGGGATGTCGCCCTCACGAATCCTGTTCAGCAGCGGATCCAGTGCTGCCAGGTCATCGCTCTGCAGGACGCCTGGACGCTCCCGGGTAATGCTCAGGCTGTACTGCTGGTATAGATCAAACGGGTCGACACCCTCAACCTCACCCATTACGCCGAAGAATGCACGATAAAGTGAGGCGTGGCGCTCAGCTGCGCCACGGTCCATACCGGTGGCCATGAGCTGTTCTGTTACATTGTCGTAGACGCGCTGCGCACCGGCACCAGCCTGGTCACCGTCGTAGTTGATAATGGCATCCAGCGCTGGCCGGGCTTGCTCCTGAATCCACTGGTCAGCCTCGGCCGGGCTCATACCATCGGTCTTGGTCCGTGAGCGCTGAATGAAGGCGTCAGCCACCTCAGTGGGCGCGATAACGGAGGCGAAGTCAGAAACAGATACGGCAATGTCGCCGCCGGTCACCAGGCTCTCGTAGTACTGCTCGCCCACAGACTCCATCTTCTGCGCGTACTCGGCGGGGTCCATGTTGTTCGACTGGAACAGTTCCTGAAAGTCCTTGCCGCTGATGTACATCTCATTGACCGGGCCGCTCTCACTCAGGCGATCCAGCAATTCTTTCATGGCCTTTGGATCGCGCTGGCGCAGCTTGGACTGATTCGCGGCATCCTTTACTGCAGTCAGGTATTCTCTATCACGTTTTGCTCTGCGATAGTTATTTGCATTGTTTACGATGCCGTCGAATACGCGCCCGCCGCTAAATGCAACGACGTCAGCCGTCGCACCAAAGAACCCGCCAATGGCTTCCAGTGCCACCTCTGCCTGGTTCACTTCTCCGTCGGCAAGGAATTGGCCTGTCGCTTCACCGGCTGCCTCCTGAACACCCTGGACCGGCATCTGTGCGAAGATATTGATCAGTTCACGCTGACGCGCTGAGAGTGTGCGACCGGCTACGGAAGACGGCGACAGCGAGCGCGAGGCAATCCCTGCGCCAACCAGGTCCAGCATACTCACGCCAAGCGCCTTCATTTCCGACCGACGCTGCGCATCCTCAAGGAATGCGGGGTCAGTCAGCGCCTGAATAATGGCGTCCGGGTTAGTGGTATCGATGCCGGATTCACGTAGGGCGCTCACCAGTCCCAGGCCGCGCTCAGTGGAGAACGAGGCGCCAGCGGCACCAAGCGGGCCCGTCAGCGCACCTGCAGCCAGTGTGGGCAACGAGGTGACGATAGACTCAGTGGTCAGTCGGGCAATCATCCCCGGGTCTTTGGCAATGGCGCTGAGAACACCACCAACAGTCCCATCCCGTGCGGCTTGCATCTGCAAGGGATCCTGCGGGATGTCCTGGCGCTGCGTCTCTTGGACGGCGATCTCGGTACCTGCGGCGCTGATCTGCTCCTGCGCCATCGCGCGCAGGTCAGCGCGCTCTACGTCATCGGCGCCAATGTACCGCAACATATCAGCCTTCAGGGCTGTACCAGCCAGGGCCCGGTCGTTCTCACGGATATAGCCTAAAGCCTGCTCACGCCCGCCTTCGTTCAGCAGAGAGTCCAGGCGGTCAAACTCGGCAATACGGTTAAGCGCCGGCGTTGCGGCGACAGACGATCCTGCCTGGCGAACGTTAATAGCGCCGGTCTTTACGCTGCCGATCAGCTTGTCGACAGAATCCTGGGCGTACCAGTCCCGATTGGCGATAGCGTCATCCAGCGCGCGCAGTGCAGGTAGGTCATCCTGGGCAACGCCAAGGTTATCAGGACGACTCAACCACTCTTTCCCCGGCTGTGAAAACCCCTCTATTTGGGCTCCCATTTCCCGCTGTTTTACTCTACGCTCAATATCATCCCTGTTTTCCCGCACGATATACGGCGACAGTCCGGTGTCTTCGGAAAGGCGGCGGATGTAGGCCAAGTCATCTGGCTGCTCAGTGACTGCCTGGTTGACAGAGCGAGCGAGCACAGAGCGGCGCTGCTCAGCCAGTGACGAAACGGCCTTGCTGTACTTGTTCTCGGGCGCAGGTGTCTGCTGCTCCTGCGACTGGGTACCGGTGAGCTGTGAGACTGCTTCGGTGTATTTATTCATACGCTCGCGCTATGAGGGTGATTTATGGGGATTCTGCTGATAGCCGCGTTATTGGTCGCCGACTGGTTCGCGTCAAACCTGATTATCGTGAAAGGCCGCAACATCTGGCTCAGGTGCATATTGATACTGCCTGCGGCCATGCTTGTCGCAACTATTCAGAGCGTCGTGTATCTGGTGGCAGGTAGTATCAATGGCGGTCAAGCCGTCATGATGCTGATCATGGGAACAGGTGCTCACGCCTTTATGATCGGCATCTTTATGGCGATTACGGCTATTCGCCTTCATCTTCGGCCGGCGGCCGATTCAGATCATTTGCCTTGATGTAGATCTCGAGGATGAGCTCGGGCGTCGGGGTGAGCCCCTGCGCCTCCAGGGCGCTCTCGATTTCAAAGCGGTCCTGTTCCGGCAGGTCATCAGCATCGCCAGAGAAGTACCAGTCAGGGGCGGATTCGGCCTCGAACAGCGGGGCCTCGATGTCACGACCAAAGATGCCACGATCAGGCAAGGTCACCGAAATGGTCTGTCGATCGACAATGCGGCGGAACTCATCGGGCGGGATCTTGCGTCCTGGGTTCTCGGATTGCCAGATTGATAGTTGATTCTCGACCGCACCACGGAACGAGGCTGCACGTTTGGCTTCGTCCTGTCCTGCTGTCTTGCCGTAGTCGACGCCCATCGAGGTCAGGGCTTCGTTGACGATGCTGGTCTTGGTCTGGACCCAGGCCTCTTCACCAGCGTTGCGCTCACCTTCCAGCAGCGAGGACTGCCAGCCAATTACCTGCTTGCGCTCAGCGTCACCGAGTTTGCGGAAATACGGCGACAGGTCGGTATTTCGGAATTCACCCGGGTTCTCTGCGCGCATCTGGGACAGGTCGTAGAAGACATTCCAATCGGTTTTGACAGGACGCCCGGTTGAGATGTCCTCGGCATACTTCTGGAAGCGGTTACGCTCGGTGACCGACAGCGAGCCCCAGATTTCAGCGGGCACGTTATCTATTGAGCCGGTCTCTTCGATGAAATTGGTCACCTGCAGCAGCAACTTGGAACGCTCGTTCTTGGCAAACGACTCTCGTTCATTCAGGCGCGAACGGATCCGGCTGACCACTTCATCCCGGACTTTCGGATCACGAATGCCACGTGCGCGCTTCAGGCTGTCTTCGGCACCCAGCCCCTCGTTCATGATGCTATCGGCCATGCCCTGGGATCGCCGGCGAATCGTCTCCGATTCGATGGTGCTCTCGATCTTGGCGCGGGCCGCAGCCGTCATGTCACCCTGGTTGGCCTTGAAGTACGTCTCAGCCGCATCCGGGTTATCGTCGATCAGCGCTTCAATCTGCCGCCCATGAAAGTTGCTCAGCGTCTCTGCGCGCTTGGCTTGCATGACTTCCGGTGACCAGCCACGACTTTTACCCAACGTGGACAGCGCGTCCAGCACTTCAGCCTTGCTCTGGTTGACGATCTCTGGGGAGGCCGGGAGTGCGGCGGCGCGGTCGGTGGCAGTAGAAATGCGGGCTTCCAGCGTATTGCCGAAGGCGATTTCGCTCTGTTTCGACTCGTGACGAGCAACGGTGTTCAGGACGGATTGACGTTGACGGCGCAGGGTTTCCTGGAAGGTGCGTTGCTGTGCAGGATTATCGAGGTCGGCGACGTACTTGTTGGAGGTGGACTCCCACCAGTCCTCAGTTGATTTCAGTGCCCCTTTCGCACGGTCGCCAGAGCGGTTCAGGACGGCGTCTTCACCCTCGACCAGGTATTGGCGCTGCTCATCCTCGAACTGCGTAATCGCCTGGGAAACCTTCTCCACGTCATTACGGCGCTGGATCTCCTGGCCCAGGTCCGCAACTTGGTTGCCGAAATCAGCCGTGGCTGACTCAATGGCACCTGTGCGAACACGGGTGACGCCGCGGGAAGACTGTGCGATCGGGCGAGCGCCCAAGCTTGAACCATCAGGCAATGTTGGCACTGATCAACTCCATCAGGAAAAAGGAAGGCAGTGTGAATTGCAGATTAGCCGTACTTGTCCAGCAATGAGCCGCCAGAACCCAGGATGCCACCAGCGGCCTTGATCTGTGAGGCGCGCTTGCGCACTTTGCCTTCGTACAGGGCGCCCTTGGCTGCGTCTTCCATGCCGCGGGCAGCTTCCTCGCCCTCGTACAGGGCGCTCAGGGCACGATACTCGCCCTCTTGCTCAATACTTGCATCAAGGTCGGTGGTGGTCTTGTCGGAAGCGCTGGCGCCGGATGCCGCCGCTACGGCACGTAGACGGGACTGGGCCAGGCGCTTGTTGCGCCGCTGCTCTTCTCCTGCGCGTTGAGCCGATCCCCGGGTGTTGCTGGCATTGCGCCGGTACTGGGCGGCCTCAAACTTACTGGCATCCTCTGCTGCCTGACCGGCAGCCAGGGTGCCGCCGGCTGAAATCACGGTGCCGGCGACCATTGCAGGGACTGCTAAGCTTGCCATTGGTAAACGTCTCCGTCCGTACAGGTGCCCATGAAGACGAACCCGAGGCGCGGCAGGAATCGCTTCGCTGTCGGCTCGTCAGGGTCTGCAATTGCCATAATCGGCGATTTATAGCGCTTGGCCTGCTCCATAATGAAGGCGGCCCCGCGCCAGATCTCTTTCTTGTGCCCGCGGATGCCGGGCTTCAGGTCCGAGAAAATGGTGATATAGGGGCTGCCGATTACAAACCCGGCCGCACCCACCATCTCGTCACCCAGGAAACCGATCCAGGCGCGCATGGACTGCTTCGGTGGTCGGCCATAGTACCGGGTCAGCATGTCCCGGGTGGCCGGCCTGATCTCAAGCTTTGTCATTGGTATCCATGCTCATGATAGCGGCCAGGACGGTGCATGGCCTCGGGGCCGATGCCTGCAAGCACAGACGGGAATCCGTATCCCAGGTGTCGTTGAATGTGAAGCTCTCTTCGTCGAAGCCTTCCCATACCGTATCGTCAGTGATGGCTGCGCCCTGGCTCATGCCCGGGAGGTCATCGAGCAAGTCAAAACTTGAGCCATATTGCAGACCCTGGTAATGGGTGTTGGCCAGCATGAGTGCGAGGGCGTTGATGCGCTTACGCTGCATCAGGGAAGAGCCCATCGCGGCCCCGTAGGCCAGCTTGGTGCTCTTGTACTGCGCGGTGTACGGCAGACCCACAACGGCCTCGGTGACGCCAGAAGGGAGCGAGACCGAGCCACCGCTGACCGTTGCCGTGCCAAGGTCTCGGCCGCCACCCCACATCACCACTGTCTGCCCTTCCAGGTGATCGAGAGACGATCCGGGGTACACCACAAACGAATCCGCCTGGCGGTTCAGCGTCCCACCCTGGCAGTCGTCCTCCTTGGCCCAGCGCTCGACGTAACGCTTTGTGGCGCCATTAATCGTGCGTTTGACCACGTAATACACCTGGTCTTCGTTGTCACCCGGGAGCACGACGGCGTCTTCAACCTCGCCGTCCGTTTCCAGGCGAACCCAGCAGACCACATTCTCCACGGGGTCATAGATCAGGATCGCTACGGCCCCGTCATTCAATACGCAGTGAACGCGCGTATCGGGCTGGCGTTGAACGGCCAACCACTTAACACCGGGAGAACAAACCTTCGGCGCTAACGTGGTCATATCCATGGAGCCGTAATCGTAGGTGCTGGCCTTGAAGTCCATCTCGTAGACACGCAGGCCGGAGCGCTGAACAAACAGGCCCTTGGAGTCCACGACAACCGCCGGCACCCGCGCGCTACCCTGGGTGGAGATGTTCTTCAGGTTGAAGTTGGTCGGCGTGAGTGGCTCATCCAGTGAGTTCGAACGGGCTGACTTCTCGGACCCTTCAGTACCGACCAACAGGCGCTGGAGCGGAAGCAACCAGTTGATGACATCGACCGGGCCGGAGCCGATAGCCCTGGAGATGGGCCCGGCATCACCTTCAGTCTGGTCGTCGAAATCCTCATAGGCGTCTGATTCGGACCCCCACATGTAATCGCCACCGGACCACCACAGGCGGCCCTCATAGAGCGCCACGGCCGACGGCCAGCCGCGCAGGTCACTCCACGCGCCTTCTTCCCAGTCGGATGTTGCAGTGTCGCTGCCGAGGTCAGATAGAACGGATGCGCCCACTTCCGTGCCATCCACAATATAGTTAACACGAACCACGCCGCTCGCGCTGCCGCCGGCAAACGACAGACTTACCGTTACAGTGCCAGAGCCATATTCGCCGGACTTGATGCCAAGCCGGTAGTAAATGATCTGATTGTCGAGCTCATCGTTGTACTGCTTTGATGTGTTGGCCGTGTAGTCCTCCACATCCGTCCACGAGCCAGGCTCACCCGGCGATCTTTGCAGCGTCACTACGGTGCCGCCGGAGAACCCAGAAACGCTCACAGAAAACGCCCTGGAATTGCCAATGCCGGTGACACGGATGCTGCTGGTGAATGTGTCGTCCGAAGAAATACTCTCCTGCACTTCTTGCCCGGCAGACGTCAGGCGGAACAGCGCCCCGATATGTCCATTGGTGAACAGGTCTTCAGACGCGGTAACCGTGATATCGCCAGATAACGCACTCGGGGTGAGCGTAATCGGGCTGGTATTGACGATGCGAAACGGGCCGTCCTCGGGCTGGTACCTGACGATAGACCATGATGTGGCAGAACGGCGCTCAATACGGCGCTGTTGGTAGCGGTCACAGGCCACGAAGATAACATCACCTGACTGGTCCCATCGCAGGTAATTCAAATCATCCTCGGCCCACGGCGAAGGCAACTCCATAATGCCGGCTGACTCGACAGCAACAGACTCGACAAGAACCGATCGCTTCAGGGAGCTAGAAAATTGGATGTAAAAGGTGCCTGAAGGCGTAAACGTCAGGCTGTGCGTCCCAGTCCGGAGCGTGGCGCTGATATAAGAGTCATCGCCGGCAGACGTGCCAACCTTGAGCTCGACTGGGCCGCGCAGGATTTCAATACGCAGCGCATGCTCGGTGCCAGCAGAGGATGTCGATACCGCTTGGTAACGTGCCGCCTGGTTGGTGCCGTTGCCTGTCAGCTTCATCCGGCCGCCGAGCAAGGCAGCGAACTCGTATTCTGAAACGGTCCCTGTCTCGTCGGCATCTGTCCAGCCGTTGAGGTTTGATGTGAATTCGCCGTTGGTAATTGTGGAGGATACCGACGGGCGGGTCACAAGGCTGTCACCGTCCCAGACGCGCATGCTGGAGCCGGTCACCTCGACAAGCGCGGTTTCGTCCGTTGAGAAGACAAACGGGATGAGCTTGGCGACATCGCTGTCATTGGTTTCCCACCGATACTCCAGCCCAGGGCGCAGCATCATGGAGCCCAGGACGCGCGGCATCCAGTTGGTCTGGATCTCGGCTGACAGCGCGGTGCGTTCCAGATCTACCCGGCCCAGTGCCAGCGGGCTGATGATCCCGCGGTTGAAGGCCAGCATCTCGACGTTTTGCTTTGGCATCAGTCGTACAGGCTCGAACGGTTACCGAAGTCACGGCGGCCACGGCCGGCGCGGGCGGATCGTGATTGCGTCCAACTGCCAGGTGGCATGAACTTGGTGGATTCCTCCATGGCGTCCTTGGAGCGAGCATCGACCAGTGCGCGGCGGGCCTTGCGCTCCAGCGCCTCCAGCTTCGATGCGTTCTGGGTCAGGCGCTCACACACCATGGTGGCCATCTGCAACTCGACCCACCGGGTAAAGCTCTTGGGCCACAAGGAGAAGTCGCCACCGTAATATTGGTCATTGGAGGTGAACTTGACGTACATCTCCTGTAGGTCCGAGAACCAGTATTCGCCCTCGACGGTGTATTGCAGCAGCGGAACCTGGAAGTACTCGTCACTGCACAAAGCCACCGTGCGGACGTGGTCCTGGGGTACGTCAAACGCATACCGATAGCCGAAGGGCGGCTCCACGGATGGCGAATACGTGATCTTGATCGCTCGGGTGGCGAAGTTCCACAGTCCCTGCTCCAGGCAGGAATCAACGAAGTCGTCATCCCAGACGCCATCGAGCACACGCCGCGGCTCCCGGTTCTCGGTGAGGCTAGCAAGCTCCCTCTCGCCAATATGCCTCAGCGCGGCGTTGTAGATGCTCAGCCGGTCGGTCATGCCGCCATCGCCTTCTCATGGCTGGACAGGTACTTCTGAGCTTCATCCTTGGTCATGCCATCCTTCAGCACCTCGTTGTCGCTGACACGTTTCACGCGCCACTTGGTGTGACCGCCGGAGAATTCCATGACGTACTCGGCATCTGCTTCAGGCGCCTTGTCCGAGCACAACTTGTGGTGACAGAGGACAGAGACCGTCGCTGCAGCTCGCTTGACGTCGATCACCAGCAGTTCGGCGTAGAAGCTGCCGTCTTCCGGGATGACCTCGATCTTGTCGAACGGCTTCAACTGGGCCGCTACATGAGACCAGTATTCCGGGCTCTCCAGGTCCTTGATCGTGGTCTTGTGTTCAGGGGTTGCTACGAAGGTGGTGCGCACAAACGAAGCTTCTTTGAATCGGGGATTGCTCAGCTTCATGATTGACCTCGGTTTTTATGTAGACGGAACCACTGCGCAAAAAGGGAGGGCCAGAGGCCACCCAAAGTGCGCAGCATTAGTCGGTGTTGGTCTCGCTGATAGCGGTGCCATCAGACAGGTCTGCCGAACCGTCGGCATTGATGGCCAGAACGATACACACGTCAGCGTCGTTGCCGTCGCTGTCGATCACGGTGACGATATCGTTGACCTTCATGCCGAGCTCTTCAGCGTTGGTGAAGTAGCCGTCCACGCGCACATCAGTGACTGCGTCAGTGGAGACGTACTGCCAGTGCCGCTGGCCGGCGATCGGCTGGCCACACAGGCGCGGAGGGTTCGAAGTGCTATAAGCCATGGTAGATTCCTCTCGAATTCAGTGGGCTGCGGCCACCGAAGCAGCCGCAGGCGATACGATTAAGCCGCTGCGAACGCAGAGCCATCGTGGTTGATGACCACCACGCCGCTGTTTTGCAGCAGCTTGGAACCCATGTAGATGGTGGCGCGAGCGTAGGAGTAGTCCTGCTCGTCGTCGTAGCCGACTGCCGAGTCCATGCCTTCCAGGTTGGCCGCGTGGCCAATGGCAGACTTGTGGTACAGGAAGCACTTCTCGGCGTTCGTGCCCTTGCCCGGGAGGTTCGGGTGAACGATGAGCTTCATGCCGTTCCAGTCGTAGTAGCCTTGCATCAACTGACGCGCGCCACTACCGTCAAGCTTGCGGTCGCTCACGTAGTCGGCAGAGTTGAACTCCTTGAGCTGCTGCAGGTAGCCCAACAGCGCCGGCGTGATCAGGCCGTAGATCTGACCGTCATAGGGCACCTCGTTGTTTCCCAAGATGGTCAGGGCCTTCATCATCAGGCTCAGGGATCCGGTAGCGGCGGAACCAGTGTTCACGGTGCCGGTGTTCAGCTCGGTGATGATCTCCTGATCAATCTTGCGGTTGATCACGCCCATGGTGGTCTCCTGCATGATGCGGCGACCGTCACCCTGGGAGGCGAACACGTTGAACTTGGTCCGACGAACCAGGTCATGCCATTCGCTCAGCGTAGCCGTGTACTGGTTCAGGTTATCGGAACGCGCCGGGATGAGACCGTTGACGCCACGGGTAGTGGCTTCAGCAGAGCCGGAGTCGGCGACCAGGAAGGTAGCCTCATTGCCCTTGATTACGACTTCAGTGGTGGCGGTGTCACGCAAGAGTGATTGCTTCTGCTCAAAGCCGGCAATGAACTCCTGCCGGTACTGGGTTTGAAAAGCTGTATCAGCCATGATTAATTCCTCATCGGATTACGGATTGGTTGGTCACCGCATGTGCCGACTCGGGTTGTCCTCAACTTCAGGCAATAGCAGGTTGTCCAGGCGTAAAGCCCGGGGCTGCCGTGACTGATAAAGGGGCCGTTCGAAAGCGGTTGGGTACTTCAGTGGTTGCCGGGGCCTTTCGGGTTGTCCGGCGAAGGGTTACTTCAGGCGCTCTTTCGCGCTCAAAAGGTCGCGATACCGGTCCTGCATCTTCGGGTCGTTAAAGTATTCATGGCGGTTGGTCCGCATAAACTTCTCGATCTTGGAGATTTCGTCCTCGATGGCACCTACTTGGTCACCGCCGGCGCCCGGGACCACAGTGGCCACCGGATTCACCTGACGGGCCAGACCGGCCAGCCATTTCAGGGCCTCGGGATCGCTGCCAAGCGGCTTGTCGTCACCCAGGCGCGCGCCCATTAGTCGGTCAGCGAAGCCTTCAGGAGCGGATGACAGCAGGCCTTTCACCATGTTGATGTTCTGCTTGTACTCGCCGCCCCACTCTTCCTTCAGGGCCTGCACGGATTCGTGCATGAACTCGGTGTCAGCCTCTGCACGCTCTTCGAGTTGCGCCTGGACATTATCGAAGTGCCACTTTACGACCTGCTTCACGTGGTCGTTCGGCATATTCAGTTCGTGAGCAGCCTTCAGGAATTCGTCAAGATACGGCTTGTCATCCTCACCCACTGAAATGCCATCAACATCGAGGCATACTTTTCCGGGGACTCAGGGACACCGTTTTCCAGTCGCCACTGCTTAATGTCTTCCTCGGTGGCATCCTCGGGCAGCTTGCGGGAGAACTCCCCGGAGGACATCTTCTTCTCCAGGTTCTGTGCCCACTTGACCACATCGCTGATGCTGTTGAAACGGTCGAGCTTCTTCGCCAGCTTCTCGTCTTCACCGGCCAGTTGAGCGCGCCAGTCGTCAGGCCAGGTCTGTTTAGCCTGGGTGTCGGTCGGCTTATCGTCGCCCTCACCGGTCAGGATGTTGCCGCCCTGCTCCGGCTTGGCTTCGGTGGTTTCAGTGGTTACCGCCGGATCCGCAGGTGTCTGCGTGGCGGTGTCTTCCGGAGTCGTTGTTTCTGGTGTTTCAGTTGCCGCTGCTGCTTCAGTCATGGGTCACCTTTCTTATGGCAATAAAAAACCCGCTCTATGGCGGGCTTCATCACGCTGCTTGAGGTTTACTGTTTGGCCTGCTTGATCGCGGCCAGGTTGATGTGTAGTAGCTTCACGATCTGGAGCCCGACGAACCGGCGCCCCTCAGCGAACGTGGTTTCACGGTCACTTCCAGGGCGATACGACAGGTCATAGGTCAGGCAGGCCTTGTTAATCAGGAAGTCCAGGGCCCGCTTCTGCATATCAGGCGTTGCTTCACCAGAGGCCAGGGACTGGATAGCGCGAACGTCTGCCGGCTCCCACTCAGGCGGGAAGCAGGCTGCTGACTTGTCAGGCTTGCTCATTGCATCTGTTCCTCAGCCGCCGCCAGTGCCTGGCCAGCTTTGCCTGCCTGCTCCCCAATTTCGGCTGCAGTGGCCGCCTGTTCGGCTGCTTGCTGCATTTGCTGCTGCTGCTGCATCTGGGCGACACGCTGGCCATACTGGTCCTCAGTGGAGATCCAGCGGGCCGGCACGCCAATGCCATCCAATGCATCACGCAGGGCAATACTGGCGTTGAAGTTGGCCAGGGCATTCGGGTCCATCTGTGCGGCTTGGGCCAGGAACTGGCCAGCCTCAAGGAAGCGGTCGCCTTTCTCGCGCTCGACAGCATCCTGCAGCGGTGACTGGAACTTGAACTGCACATCCTGACCGCGCAGGCTTTGTGGGATGTCTTCCGGGGAACCGAAGGCACCGGCGCGCATGAGGATGTCGAATGTCGCTTCACACAGGCCGCCGTTGTACTCGTACTCCATCGGCTGGAATATCGGTAGCGCCTGACGGATGTACTCCTGAACCCGCTGTGACACCTCAGTGGCCGTCATGTCACCGGTGCCGCGGGGCAGCGTCAGCTTGTTCAGGTAGAAGGCCTCGGCAATCATGTTGCGCGTGTCGGCCTGCATTTCCATACCAAGGGGGATGCCGTTCTTATCCTGGGTAATCGGCCGTAGAACCTCACCCAGGCGCTCGTCGTAATCCGAGTCCACCCAGGTGATACCGCCGGCATAGATGCTGATATCGGAGCGAATCGCCTCCTGAACCGCAAGCATCGGCGGATTGGTTGCCTTCTCGCCAGCCTCGAGCAGTACGCGGGTCATTGCCTGGATCAGGCGGGCATCAGGCAGGGCCGCAACCGTAGCAGGTGAATAGGCGTACTGAGAGCCCGAGACAGTCTGCCATCGGGGGATGACATACATCTTGTTGTAGACGCCAACTTCCTCAATGATGTGGCAGTTGTCGACGTCCAGGTAGATAGAGACAAAAGGCGTGTTCCAGCGCTGCCCCGCCGGGGCTTCGTAATGCTCTGCCGGGATCACGACGTGCCGCACGTTGATCTCTGAATGTGGACTCTTGGCCAACTTCTCCTTGGCGCCGGCGCTCATCTTCTTCTCACCGAAGATCGACGCCAGGTTGCGCAGGCTCGGCTTCCATTTGCGGTGGACTTCACCGACTTCACCCTCGGCATCCTCGGCCCAGGCCACGTCACGCAGGTGCCAGCAGCGATACAGCAGGCCGTCGGCGTCACGGTTCAACTCGACTGAGATGGCGCACTGCCCAAAGGTGCCGAAATCGTGATCACCTTCCTTGGTAGCGCGGACGAAACGGGACTTGCGGTCGTACATCGCACGGCGCTGAACGCCGGACGCCCACTCAAGCCATTTCTTGGCGGAGTTGTCTTCCCGGGATTCTTCCTCGGCGCGCAGGCTGAACCAGTCGTCACGGCGCAGCATGGCGGCAAAGCTGTTACCCAGGTCACGGCGGGCCATAATCGGGTAACTGGTCATCAGGTTGTCGGCGAACTCATGCCCGATATTGCGCACCACGGTGAAGTCAGCGCGCTCCGGGTAGAAGTTGTCCGCAATTTCCTGCCACAACTGCAGTAACGACGTCCGCTTTTCGAACAGATGATCGCCCTGCTTGATCAGGTCTTTCGCGCGCTGATCCATTTAGCCGCCCAGTTTGCCGGAGGATGAAAGGATGGTGCTTGCACGGCCGGAGCGCTGACGCTGACGAGCCGCAGAGGCCTTGCGCGCCTTCATTAAGGTTGCTTCGTCGGCGTCAGGCATTACTGTCGGCTCTTCTGGCTCCGGCATGTCTGGCGTGATGGAATCAACTGCATTGTCGGCCGCATCCTTCCCCTGCTTGGCGCTCTCGCTCCACAGCGGGTTGATCGCCGTTTTTACTACCTTCTTGGCGCTACTCATCATCGTCTCCTGGCTGATTGGTGGCCCATGACGACGCGAGGCTTCCTGCCAGTCTGGCCGCCAATATTCGATTTCCACTGGTCATGGCTGGAGGCCATTTTGTCGCCGCTGGACCAGGCCATCGTGACTGAATCACCGTGGTCAGTAGAGCGGCCAAGGCGCTTGATCAGCTTGTCCTTTGGCTCGATCTTGATGGCCGACTCCCCGCCCTGGCGGGTGACCTCAAACGTCGGGGCTGTCAGGTCGGCCAGCAACTTGTTGCTCGGCGGGAGCGCAATGGACGATCCGCCAGGCTGCGCCGGGTCCAGGGCCTCACGGAAGCGCCACCAGACCTCTGTGCGGCGATTGTTGAACTTGAGTTGCTTGTCCTTGCTCCGACGCCGCGATTCTTCAGCGCCTTTGTAGGCCACCACTGGGATGCCGTTATCTTTGAGGTGGGTGTAGACCGTGCCGCCGTAGCCGCCGCCGCAGTCCACAACCACTGTCGCGTTATCCCGGCGATTAGCGATCACCACGCCAGACACGTCAGTCCCAAGTGGCGTCTTCTTGCCCGGGATCTCGATCTGCTCTGCAAACCAACTGTCGTGGCGCGGGGACAGGATGTTGTTGTCATCACCACCCTGGGCCACGTCGACGCCGATGGTGCACATTGGTATGCCTTGAGGGGGCTCGGGTGTCCAACGGTTCTGTGCGGCAACCACCCATTCAGTGGGTATCAACTGCCACGGATTGTCCTTGATGCCTGCGTCGAACCGGCCATCGCGATAGGCGTCACGCAATTCCTTCGGCAATGCGTCTAGAACACGCTCGTATTCGCCGTCTGCAGCAAGATCCGGGTTGTCTGAAAGCTTGGCCGGTATAAAGGTCCTGGACTTGGCGTAAACGTCCTTGCCGCCGATCAGGTGGGGCCCTGGACCGTCTACCTCAATCTCGTTGCCTTCTTCATTGCGGGCGTAGTAACGAAGCTCGCCGGGCTTGGCGGGGTTCGGGTGTTTCGGGTCAAGCCATGCGGCCCAGTGCTCGATGACCCACAGCCCCTCAGCCGTTGTCGGCGGGTTACCTGTAGCAACCACCCGGCACCGCTGGCCTGGCGTCGTCGACCGGTTCCAGATCGTGATGAACTCATACTGCGACTTCAGGAAGTCAGTGACCTCGTCGAACACGATCAGATCGTGCGGGTCGCCCTTGTAGCGCTGCTTGTCAACTTCCATTTCGCAGCCGCCGAACTCAATGCTTTGGCCGCCAACCTTCCACTTCAGGTCTGTACCGTTCCAGCCGGAGCGGTCGCCATCGAATATCTTGCCAAGTAGTTCGGCCTCAGCCAGCTTCTTAGCGTCCTTGTTGATTCGGCGCAGGATCAGTGAGCGCTGGTGTTCAGTGACCGCCAGGCCGCACGCCAGGGCAGACTTGCCACCACCAGCCTGGCCGCCGTAGAACAGCTCATCCGCCTCACAGAAATAGGCATCAGCTTGTGGGCCGGGATTTGGCACCCATAACCGGTCTTTCGTAGCCTCTACAGCCAATTGTTCAAGTTCTGAGCGCTCTTCTTCAGGAAGGCCCTGAATCCGCGCCAGGATCTCATCAAGACCGCTCACTGCTCTTTGCCGCCTTGGTCAACATGAATGCAACGCGACGGGCCAATTCGTTGTCCGAGATATCCTTCATCTCGATCGGGCCGCCGTCTTTACCGGTAAGCTCTACCTTCTCGGCGTACATGCCCTTGTACTTAGCTAGCATGTCTGCGCCACGCAACACATTATTGGCGTCAAAGGTGTATGCCGGCTTCATCTCACCGTCTTCTGTTTCAACCAGGACAGGATCACCCTTGCGGTCTAGCACTGGCTTTGCCTGCCTGCATCGCTCGATGGTGTCGGTAATGGTCGTCAGGATATACTTGACGGTGATGTCACATTCTTCAGTCATGGCTTCCATCTTTTCTTTGATGTAGGCCTGAGTGTATGGGTGATTCAGGTACTCGCTGCCGTGGCCGCGGCTTGAGTGATGAGCCGACTTTGGATAAAGCGCGCGGTAGCAGGCTGCCGCGTCACTGCGGACTTCATCAGGGCCGCCCAGGTACAGGTCGGCAAAGTGGCGCATCTTGGCCTTGGTGTTTTCTGTGGGATTAGCACCAAGGCGAGACATCGCTATTACCCAAGCTCCACATAGTTCACATTGGCATCAGTGGCGCCCTCGCGAATGATGGCGAAGTGCGTCGCACCGCCGGGCACCTGAATGACGTCGATCAGGCCGTCCACGAACTGGTAGCCGGTTGATGCAGTCACAGTGACACCGCTGCCACCGAACAGGATCCGGCAATTGGCGCCAGACACTGAGAACCGAACCGCCTGTGTGCTTGCATTCAGCGGGCCCACGGCTGAGCTAGATGCGCCGGCCGTAACATCAGCGCCATCGCTGACAGGGAGGACGCCACGGTCATACGTGGGCGTCGTGGCATACTGTTGTCCAGGCATTAGGCAACCCTCTTTGGAAACTTTCGTGTGGCCCGGGAGCGCACGTTCTTAGCTACTGAGACGATGATTTCCCCGTCCGTAATCTGGTACTCCACCGTCCAGGTCGCCGTAGACTCATCAGCCAATTTCCGCTCATGGGTAGAGCGCATCCAGCCGGTGAAGCCCGCAGGCGGGGAAAGGTAGTCGTTGACGTCATCGCCGATGGGGTAATCCGTCGCAGTGGCGCCGTTCTTGAACGTCATCTGCTCGCCGCCTGAGACGACGGTGCCACCCTGCTCTGTGATCTCTACCGGGAGCGTGAAGGCGTTGGCGTAGGCGTCACCTGAGTAGCCGACACCCAGCTTCTGGTTCGCCATGATGCTGTTCGAGTCGCAGAGGATGGGGATCTGCACAGGATAGGCAGAGTACGGCCCCACATAGCCAAGCTCGATGACGTTGGCGCTGAAGCTCCCCAGGTTGAGGTTCATCAACTGATGTCCTCAACCGTGTCGGTAAACGGGATGCCGTAGCCGTCGCCTGTCAGGATGGTGACCGTCACGGTGTCATTGACCGCTGCTGCACTGGATGACAGATCGATCGGGCTTGTATCGCCGTTCGCATCGGTGGTGACGCTGTTGGAGTAGTACAACTGAGTGCCATTCAGCGCAGTACCAGCCACAACCCGCACCTGAATACCGCTCTTGCTCGCCTGGTCGGCGCCATCCTTGTTCAGGTTATAGGACGGTAGGCCGGGAATCTCTGTTACCGCATCTTCGGTAGTGATGTAGAACGAGTTGAGGCTTGTGGTAGAGAAGCCGCCAAAGGGATCGTTTAGCGCCGTCGCGCTTCCGTTGCGCCGGCCATTGGATGAGGCGGTGATAACGCCATCGGCCTGCCTGCCGGTGAAGCCAGATAGGTTATTGCAGGTTACCGTGACTACCTCGCCCTCCAGGGCCGACAGGTCATCACCAAGCCCGGTCGTGATCTCGACCCACCCGGCTGAAGCAGGGACTGTGAAGCTGATGCCGTTTTTCTGAAATAGCAGCGGCGAGTTACCTAGATCATCGAAGGCGCGATAGATTCCGAGGTCGAAAGTCCCTGTACCTGACCCGCCCTCTGAATAGATAAAAACCTTGTCCAGCACCTGGGCCGCATTTAATGTCGCGATATAAGGCGCCTCGTCGGTGATGCGCGCCTGCGACTGCGCGGTGCTTCCAACTGCAGTGCAACCTATAGTCTGAGTCATATCATGCCGCCAAATCTGCTACACGTAGCGATGGAATAATATATGGGTATCCGTTCGAATCAACCGTGGTTGGAGCGCCATAGCCCGGCAGGTCGGAGGCAATAATTACCTCATCAATAAAGAACCATTTTTGGCTGTCGTCATTAGGATCTGAAATGTACGGAACGCTATTCCAGTAATCGCCAATACCCCAGTTTCCAAGCCCATCCCTAGATGTCGGTAGTGTGCGTGTATTCGATTGCTCAGCGATCAAGGTGTCGTCAATCCACAGGCGAATGAAGCCCGTGTTATCCTTAGCGACCTTGACGCACAACTGCATCGCAAACCACTGATCCAGCGGAACATTGATAGTCCCAGCCGTGACGCCACCCCCCCCGCT